CAATGGCAACCATTATTGATGTATTAAGTTATGTAACACATATAAATTCAATGAATGCAAACTTTGCCCTTAATGAAACGTTCCTTGACACAGCTCAATTACGAACTTCTGTGGTATCTCATGCTAAACTATTAGGATATACACCAAGGTCTATTGCTCCATCTACTGCATTTATAAATTGTAAAATGGCTACTGGGTCTGCCTCTCCTTTATGGAACCATGATTCAGATAATAATCCATTACCATTAACTATGCAAAGGGGCGCTACATTTTCAACCGTCATTGATGGTATCACATATCCAATGTTTAATTCAACAACCACTACCATTAATTATAATGCAACTGATGGTTGGTTATTCTCTAATATCCAAATTGAACAAGGAGTATTAGAAAGTATAGCATATATATTCCAAAATAATACTTTTGAGACATATTTAATTCCAGATATTAATGTAAATACAAAATCCATTAAAGTTACTGTGACAGATTCAGCTGCATCTACTGCAGCTAAAGTTTATACACTTAACACTAATGTAGTAAACATAGATGGCACATCCGAAGTATTCTTTTTAGAGGAAGGAAGAGATGGTTATTATGAAATTAAGTTTGGTGACAACATAATTGGTAAAAGACCTGGTAATGGAAACACTGTTTCAATTGAATTTTCTAAGATAGCAACAGGTACTGATGTGAATGGTGCCACCACATTTACATTAACCGATTCAATTGCTGGTAACTCAGATGAGACCATCACATTAGTAACTAAAGCTACTGGTGGTGCACCAAGAGAAACTAAAGAAGCAATTAAATTTAATGCTCCTCTTGCTCATGTATCTCAAAACAGGGCTGTTACACCTGACGATTATAAAGCTATTATTAAAAACGAATTTGCCGACATTGAAGCTGTTGCAGTATGGGGTGGAGAGGACCATGATGTACCAGACTATGGTAAGGTTTATATAAGTATTAAACCATTATCTGCTGAAGTACTTACTGCCACACAAAAGACAACAATCATAACAAATATTCTTAAACCAAAAAATGTTGTATCCATCACACCCGTACTGGTTGACCCGGATTATACATATATTGATTTAGAAGTTTACTTTAAATATAATCCAAACCTTGCTACAGTTACAGCATCTGGTCTTGCAACTAATGTAAGGAGCACACTCGTCTCATATAATACTGACACACTTAGAAGTTTTGGTGGAGTATATAGAGACTCAAATGTTCTTAAAAGGATTGACGATACTAATATTGCTATCCTATCTAATATTACTCGTATTAAAATGACTAAAAAGATTACACCTACTCTTAGTACAGCTACTAAATATACACTTAAGTTTAATCAAGCATTAACTGACTTAGATGGTTCTACATCAGCTCTTGGTTCTTATTTGACCTCAACGTTATTTACATTTAGTGGTGTACAATGTAGGCTTAAAGACTACTATGATACTTCAACTGCTACTAGAATTATTCAAATTATAGGAACAGATGGTACAATATATGGTACAAACCTTGGTGATGTTAATGAAGAAGATGGAACAGTTACTTTAAATAGTTTTGCTCCAACAGCATTACCAACAGGGTTAACTACGATTGACGTGACTGTTAAGCCGGCCTCATCTGACATTAAACCTACAAGGAATGAACTATTAACTATTAATACCTCAACCGCAACTATAACAGGAGAGATAGATACTATGGCTACTGGTGGTACTACTGCTGGTATTGATTATACAACGGTAAGTAACTAATGTCAACTTTAGGTAAATATAATATATCATCATATATAGATGATTTAATACCTGAACATATACAGTCTTTATATCCTGAATTGGTTTCATTTCTTAAGGTATATGCTCTTTATTTAGAGCGTCAGAATAAATCAGGATTCTATCTTAATGCATTAGATATCCAAAGAGATATTGATTTTATAGAAGATAGTCTCCTTACAGAATTACAAAATGAGATTGGTATTGCGGTACCAAGAGACTTTGCTACAGACCCAAGGAAATTTTATAAAAGGCTTGTTGAGTTCTATAGAAGTAGGGGTACACCAGAATCTATTACATCATTTTTTAGGGTGATATATGATGATGAGGTTGAAACATATTTTCCATTTATAGATATACTTAATCCATCAGATGGAGATTGGACAGACCAAACAACCGATATCATAGCAACCCAAGCTAACTATACACCATCAAATACCTTCACAATTAGTGGAACACCAACAATAGTAACTGGAAATAATGATGGTGGTAATCCAGCATTATTTGATGATGATGTGGTATTTGTTAATGATGTATATCAAACACCAGGAACAGATTATGTTGAGGCGGTATATTCAGATACTACAACAAAATATAAATTAACATTCACAAGTGCATTAGCAAATGGTGATGTGGTTAAAACATATCCTAAAGGTTTGTTTTTAACCAATGATGGTTTTTTATCAGATAAAAAATATTTACAAGACTCTTACTACTACCAAAAATTCTCATATGTTCTTAAGACTGGTAAGAACGTAGCTGATTGGAAAAATGCATTTACAAGATTAATTCACCCAGCAGGATTTAAGTTTTTTGGTGAGATTGTAATATTAGTTAAATTATTAACCTCGGGTATACCATCACAATATGGTTGGTTACTACCAGCAGGTAAAATTAATATTAACATTGGTGCATTCCAAGTTGGTCCAGTACAATTTAATAGTCATATATTAGAGAAAACATATACTCATATACCATTTACTACAACTGGAACTTATAATATTGGTTCAGGTGGCGGTAGAATAGGTATGTGGAACCATTGGGAGAACATGAAGTTCAGATATTTGGGACCAAATAGCGATTTTGCTCAATACACAGTTCAAGATAGTATAAATAACAATATAGGTTTACAATTCGGATTGGGTGGAGCAAGTTCACTCGTGATTTCATAACATAATAAAGGAAAAGACATGGCAGCAATAATAACTAGCAAATTTAGATTAGATACAACAGATAAATTCTTAGCTAGTCTTGCATCAAACACATTCTATATGGCCTTGGGACGGCCTAATGCGTGGACTGATGATACAGTTCCAACAACCCCATATGAAAATGATTATACTAATAATACTTTATGGGAAAACATGTTTGCCATGAAGAAAATTGCTAGTACAGATATTATTCATTGTGCACCAAGGAACCTATGGGTTTCTGGTACTACATATATAGAATATGATGACCAAGACACCAACATAGAAGGCAAAGTATATCACGTTATTTCAGATAATAATAACGTTTATCTTTGTTTGAAAGCTGGAGCAGGAACAAGTACAACAAACCCAGACGTTTCACCAGGTGGTGTTCAAACAACAGGAGTTATTAACTTCTCAGCAACAGATGGTTATATATGGAAATACATGTATACAATCCCAACATCTGATGTGACAAAATTTTTAACAGCATCATTCATACCAAGTAGGGTTATAGCCTCAGCTCCGGCTGGAGGTTCTGATGCAGCATTGATTAATCAATGGAGTGTACAAAGTAATGCAGTTGATGGAGCCATATATAATATGAAGATAACTACTGCAGGAACTGGATATACATCAGCTCCAACATTGGCTATTGTCGGTGATGGCGCAAGTGCTACGGCTACAGCTACAGTATCAGGTGGAGCTATTACAGGTATTACGATGACTAACGTTGGTACGGGTTATACCCACGCTACTGTTACAGTAACAGGTGGTGCAGGTTCAAATGGTGCAGTAAGACCAGTGATTGGTCCTCCAGGTGGATTTGGTAAGAATCCAAATAATGACTTACGTTCACACTATGTAACAATTAATACTACATTCACAGGTGATGAATCAGCTACAATTCCTGATTCAAATGACTTTAGACAATTGGCTCTTCTTAAAGACCCAACACGCGAAAGTGATGATGCAGTAGCAAGTGCTAATACATATAATGTATGTAAAAAACTTGTAGTTGCTACAGGTGTTACATTCACACCAGACCAAATAGTTGAAGGTCATACATCAGGCACAGTTGGTGCTAAAGGCCAGGTTGTAGAATATGATGCAACAAACGGTATTGTATGGTATAATCAAAATGAGGCTACAGGATATGGTACATTCCTTGCGACTCATTTCCTTCGTGCTGATGGTACATCAATTGCAGG